GAAGACTATTCTTTTCTTCCTTGCTCAGTTCCTTGATTTCCCCAAGGATTTCCACAAGCGCCTTGTGTGCTACATCGAGAGCTTGAACATCCCTGATTGTGTAGGGATAGCATGTTGAACGAACATAGTTTGCCCACACCCCTTGCCCAGCTTCCCGGCTGATTTCCTTACCGTCTTTTGCTTGCGAGAGAGCATTGCGAAGATCGTTTGTATATGATGACATGATATTTCCTTTGCATTACGTTGTGAATGACTTACTAGAGAGACTCTAATGTAACCGACTTACCATTCCTTGTCAATAGGGAAAACCCTTACGGGTTAACCCTTAGAGCTTGTGTATGCACGTACACGCGTGCGTATGCATAGGCGCGCATAATGCGTAAGCGCGTGCATGGGTACGTTGTATAGGTCACATTATGCTATATAATGTAGTCTAATATTAGTAATATATAATATATAACTAGTTAACTAT